TGCGCCTTGCCGCTGCTGCTGGCGGCGCTGGCCTCACTATTTCAACGGTTGACGGCGCGAACGATTACACCCCCGTCTCAACCCGCGCCGCGACTACTGGCGAGGTTTCCAACGTCGATAACCGTTTCCAGACTGTTACCGTAAGCTCTACCGCTAGTGTAGTTGCAGGCGACTCGTTCACGGTTGCTACCCTTAACGCCGTCCACCACATCACCAAGCAAAGCACGGGGCAACTGAAAACATTCCGTGTTATCTCGGTTGATTCCGGCACGACCATGACTATCTGCCCTCCTATCATCACTAATCAGGTAGCCAGTGATGCAAGCGAGGCCTACCAAAACTGCACAATTGGAACCAAGGCCGCTAACAGCGCAATTGTGTTCCTTAATAAAGTCGCTGCTCCAGTCAATGTTTTCTGGCATCGCGATGCGCTTGAAATCATCCCTGGTCGTTATGCAATGCCTTCCGATGCTGGCGCTAGTATCATGAGGGCCACCACTGATAACGGCATAGAATTGGTTCTTCAGAAACAGTACGATATCAACACGATGAAAACAAAATACCGCGCTGACGTAAAGTTTGGTGTTGTAAATAAACAGCCTGAAATGAGCGGGATTCTTCTCTTTAACCAGACATAGGATGATTTTTAACGCGCTGAAATTCTGATGTTAATCCCAACCCAAAAACGAAACGAGGTTAAATCATGAGTATTATTTTCCCAAATGGCGAGAAGGAAATCACGGTCGCATCTGGCTCAAAACTAGCTGTATTGAGCGACACCGCAGTAAAAATCTACAAAAAAACAGGTTACGCAAATTTGCCTGATACCTGGGCCCTTTACGCAACCACGACCGCAGGCACCGAGTATCTGTCTGCCGCTATGAGCGCGGCCACGGTTTTCAGAGTTGAGGCTGGCGCAGCTATCGTTAATTACGCAACGGGCGTTGTGCCTGTTGTGGCTCCCCCGTTGACTGGCGGTCAATTGTTTTTCCAGCAAACGGCGGCCAGTGCCGAGGCTGACGGGGCGCAGGCAATCACGGCGTCTCAGATGATCAATGGTATCGTGGTTCACACGCTCACGACCGGAAGAACGCTCACAACCCCCACGGGCGCAGCCATTACCGCTGCTTGCCCCTCTAGCCTCGTGGCTGGCGATACGTTCCAGCTCCGCGTGATTACTGTTGGCACCGGTGCCGACGATATCAGCACCCTGACCGCTGGCGATGGTGATGTTACGTTCGTTGGTAACGTCACCGTAGGCCCCGATGCCTCAACCTTCAATGGTTACGGAACTTTCCTATTCCGTTACAGCGGTTCCAACGCATGGGTAGGCTACCGCGTAGGCTAAAAGTTCCACGCAGTTTTTCACCTTGTTCCACGTGCAGCGATTGAAATGTTTAGTCTTACTTCAATTGTTCCACGTGGAACAATTTTAAAAAGGATCAAAAATGCCGCTCAAAAAGGGATACAGCAAAAAGTCTATTTCTTCCAACGTTTCCAACGAAATGAAGGCAGGGAAGCCACAAAAACAAGCGGTTGCGATCTCGCTTGCTACCGCCAAAACTGCTGCTGCGAAGGCCGGGAAACCCGGCAATGTACCGAAGAAAAAGGGTTGCTAGCATGTCAAAAATTGATTACCCGCGTTGGATCTACAAAGGCAAAACAGAGCAAAAGATCGTCAATGACCTGACGGAATACGAGGCCGCCCTTGCTGCCGGCTGGCGCAAAGGGGTCATCGATGAGGCCGAAATTGACGATTCAGAAAAGATCGACAAGATCAGAGACGACACAAAGTTTATAAAGAAAGAAGTTAAGAAAATCTCAACAGGGGTTGACGCCCTGCTGAATGGCTCAGGGCCAAAATCGATGATCTCAGAAGAGGAGCCCGAGAAATCCGAGACGCCCGAGGAACCGCTATCCTACCGCACCATGCTGGAAGCCAACGCCAAAAAATTGAATATCAAATTCGGAATCAAAACAAGCAATTCCCAGCTTGCCGCTATGATTCAAAGAAGAGGTTAAGATGCCCTACACCAAGCGCCAATTCGTGTTTGCTGCTTTGGAAGAACTCGGCTTGGCGTCTTACGTTTTTGATGCCGGCCCCGAGCAACTGCAGAGCGCAATGAGGCGCTTGGATGCGCTCATGAGCGAATGGAATGGCATGGGCATACGCCTTGGCTATCCCATCCCATCCAGCCCGGAACTATCGGATCTGGACGAGGAAACAGGAGTTCCTGATTGGGCCAACGATGCGGTTATCTGCAACCTGGCCTGCCGGATCGCTCCTAGCTACGGCAAACAAACTCTCCCCGCCACGATGGCAACCGCGAACCGGGGTTTAAACGCGATTTTGTCGCGGTTCACTGGGCCAATTGAAAAACAGCTCCCCGCCGGGATGCCGCGAGGCGCAGGGCATAAAAATAGCGATCCTTTTACTGAGTCCCCCGCCGATCCCCTATTGTCTGGGCCTGACGGCCCTCTCGAATTTTGAGGTGCCAGATGCCAACCATTAACCAATTGCCTCTTATTTCTACCGTTTCGGGCGGTGACCAGATTCCCGTCTGGTCGCCCTCGAATGGTGATTCCCGTCGGATGAGTTTGAATGCGCTGCTGACCTATTTCCAAAGCCAGTTCGCAGCGCCCACGGTCGCGACGAATTTGTATGTGCCGGGCACGGGCTTTTCTATCGCAATTCCAACGCCTGTCGCAGAGCAACAATGGGTCATTTTGCAGCCCGTGGCGGGGCTGGCAACGGGCACCTTGACGCTTCCATTAAACACCTCGACGCCAGATGGAACTGAAATCTTAGTCACCACGATTCAAGCAATCACGACCTTTACCTTGGCCTTGAACGGCGCTTCAAACGCCTTCGGCGCTCCCGTGGCGCTTTCTGCCGATGATTCTTTCCGTATGCGCTTTTTCGCCTCTGTAAACTCCTGGTATCGTATCGCTTAAATAGGTGATTTAAATGCAGATACCAATCATGAGCGGTATTTATACCGACAATTCGCCACAGGTCAGATCGAGTTATCCAGTCAATTTGATCCCGGTTCCCAAGGAATCAGGGGTTTCCGATGGCTATCTCAGACCTGCCTGGGGCATCGTCAAGGCTTGCCCCAATGCCCCTTGTGGTCCTGGCATTGACCGGGGCGGCATCAATTGGGAGGGTATTTGTTACCGTGTCATGGGCTCAAAATTGGTCAGAGTCAACGCTAACACTACCGTCGATATTTTGGGCGATGTGGGCGGCGTTGGTGGTGATCAGGTTTCCCTGACATATTCCTTTGACCGCCTTGCGATTGCATCGGCGGGGCGGCTTTTTTATTGGTCTCAGGCGATGGGCATTGTGAAAGTGGTGGATCCTGACCTGGGCGTGGTTGTAGACGTTCGCTGGATAGATGGGTATTTTCTGATAACTGATGGAGAAAATCTAATAGTTACAGAATTAAATGATCCAACGCAAATAAACCCTATCAAATACGGTTCCTCTGAAGTTGACCCTGACCCAATTCAAGCAATACTTAAACTTCGTAACGAAGCATGGGCAATTAATAGAAACACGATAGAAGTCTTCGATAACGTGGGCGGTCAATATTTCCCTTATCAGCGCATTGACGGGGCACACATAACAAAAGGAACAATCGGAACACATGCCTGTTGTGTTTTCATGGATTCCATAGCGTTTCTCGGCGGGGGTAGAAATGAGCCTCCTGGCGTTTATCTCGGCATGAATGCAAGCGCATCTAAAATCTCTACCGCTGAAATTGATCAGATATTGCAGCAATTCACAGAGGTTCAATTAAGCAATGTAATCATAGAGGCTAAATCCGACAAAAGCCATGAGCATTTATTGATACATTTGCCAGATAGAACAATCGTTTTTGATGGCGGTGGCTCAAAACAGTCTGGGGAATTTCTTTGGTTTGCTCTCACAAGCTCGGTAGTTGGATTCTCAGAATACCGTCTAAAGAACTTCGTTTGGGCCTATAATAAATGGCTTGCCGCTGATACGCAAACCGCTAGTATTGGAACAATTAGCGATACAATAAGCTCACATTGGGGCAATATTGTAAGGTGGGAATTCGCAACGACAATTATTTACAATTCCAGCCGAGGCGCAATTTTCCATGAATTAGAATTGGTTGCTCTCCCAGGCTCCGCAATTTTGGGGCTCAATCCTGTGATAGCGACCAGTTATAGCCTGGATGGCCGCACTTGGTCGCAGGATAAGGCGATTTACGCTGGGTCAACCGGGGGCACAATGAAACGCCTTGTTTGGTTTCAACAAGGCATCACGCGAAACATGAGAATGCAGCGTTTCCGAGGCGACAGCCAAGCGCATGTGTCTTTTTTGCGTCTTGAGGCTCAAGTTGAGCCGTTGGTGTTTTAATGGCAATAAATAACCGTTTAAAGCTTTCAAGAGACCAGCTAGGTCTTTTTTTGCAAAATCACGAGCAAATAAAGCAATTTGAAAAGCTTTTTAGCGTTGTTGATGAGGTTTCTGAGAATTCAGACACGCAAGGAACCACAATAGGCGCAGCGAATGCGCTAGCATCGGCCAATGAAGCCTTGGCGCAAATAGAGGCATTAAAACAGATCATCGGATTGGCTACCGAGGCGGAAAATAAGGCAATACAGGCGCTTGATGCGCTGGATAGATTGCAAAATTCTATCTCTGATAATTATGCCGAGGTATTAACTCAACATCATAACTCGGTAGAAACCGATTATATTGATTTACCCGAGGTTGGGCCTCATGTCACCCGAGAACGCAGGCTTCAATGGAACCGAGATGACGGAACGCTTGATGTTGGCCTCTATAATGGCGTTGTTTTACAGGTAGGGCAGGAAACGCATTACTACGCAAAAAACACCAGCGGGGCCTCAATACCTGATGGAACGCCGGTAATGTTTACGGGAACGATTGGGGCCAGTGGAAAGCTCGAGTTCGGACTTGCCGACGCGAGCGGGGCCTTTCCTGGTGAATATCTGATGGGCGTTGCTACCCAAACGATTGCTAAAAACGCTTTTGGCTATATTGCTTATTTTGGACTTGCCCGAGGCATAAACACGACTGGGACGCCATATGGCGAGGTCTGGGCTGATGGAGATCTGCTCTATATCGACCCTGCAACGCCTGGGGCATGGACAAAGACAATGCCCACGGCACCTGCGCTCCATTTCCCCGTCGCGGTCGTAATTTTGGCACATGCAAACGGATCTATTTTTGCGAGATTTAAAACAGGCGAAACGCTCGGGAATCTTAGTGATGTTTTATCAAATTCACCGGCGCAAAACCATATAATCCAATGGGATGCGGTTAATTCGCGGTGGGCGAATACTGGCCTCCCCAAATTTGGAAGCGCCACCAACTATACGGGTTTTGAGGCTGACGGCACGATGGTTGCCACGGGCGCAGCGACAACCTGGGTTGATATAGATTTTCCGATCATTATCCGCACCACTGGCGCAAATATTCCAACGCTAGCAACGCTAAAAGGCAATATCACTGTCCCACAGTGGCAAGTCAATGATTTCAATGTTTGCGAAGGCCAGGAAATGATTCATGCTTGGCTGGAAGGCTCTACTATTTATTGGCATGTCCACGTAATTTCCAACGGGTTAGATGCAACAAATAGATATTTAAGATTTGATATTGAATGGGTTTTTGCCAATATCGGTGACGTTTTATCAGCAACAATAACAGACACATCAGTTGATTTGTTGATTCCAGCAAATACAACCGATAGAACGCATTTAATTTTCAGTATCTCTAATAGACTCATGACAGGGAGCCGAATTGGCACGCATGTTTACGCAAGATTAAGGCGTGTTGCCGCTGTCGGCGCTGCTCCTACAAATGATCCTTTTTGTTCACTGCTACAATTGCATGTAGAAACCGATACAACCGGATCGCGTCAAATCGCAACAAAATAGGGGGATTTATGGCAGTAACTTCAAAGGTTTTAATCGAATCGAAAACGATGGAAACGGCTCTCACAACGCAATATACAGCGGTAAACGCTACCGCGATAATCGACAAATTCACAGCCACAAACGTTACGGCTGCCAATGCCACGATTGACGTGCATTTAGTACCGCCAAGTGGGGCTGCTAACGCCACAAATTTGATCGTAGACGGTCGCGTTGTTGCGGCTGGGGAAACATATACTTTCCCTGGAATTGTTGGTCACGGGCTCGCCTCTGGCGGCTTTATCGCCACAATGGGAACCGCTGCCCGTCTTGTAATTCGCTGCCAGGGCAGAGAAATCACCTAGCAAATACAGGTAAACCCGTTTAATAGCCCATGGAGACGCCTATGGAATTACCCCTCTACCAGTGCCACAAACAGGTTCGGGCCTGCAAAATAGAGCGAGTACATCACGCGGTTGACGAGGATATCGCGCTTGTTAGGTGTTGGTTGACTCCCGAAAACCCTGAGATCATGCCGATTGCAGTCGGAAAAGACTACTATCAAAAACATGAGCCAAAAGCGGGGGGCTATTACCTGCTCTATGCCGATGGTTACGAGTCTTTTTCCCCGGCTGGCGCTTTTGAGGCTGGGTATTCGCTAATCCAGGATGACGATGAAGACACGCAAATTTTGAACCCATCCTAGGCCACCCAAAGCGATTCTTTCGAGATTTTCAGTGCCTCATGAATATACCTTGCACGGTCGTTTTCCAACGCCTGCAAGGTTTTTCTTTGCTCATCGTTAAAGTTGTCGGCCTCGTTTCTCCAAAAATTCCATTCTTGGGCTAGATCCATTTCCAGGCTGATTTTTTGAGGCTCTGACGCTGGCGTCTTTGCGCTCTGGCGCTTGGCGAGGGTTTTATCGTATCTGGCTTGTCTCTTGAGTCTTCGGGCTCTCTCAGGCTCAAAGATGGACTTCGCCATGAGGCCACCGGGTGAGTTCATCCATTTCGGCGC